CCTGAATCTATAAGAGATACTTTTGAAAATCTCTTCCAGTTGAGTCCTTTAAAGATATATCTAAGACATTCTTTCTCTGACACACCAACTGAGGGTAAATACCAATTAGGAGGGTGATACTCATTAGGTAACATATCACACTCTGGCAACATAGGACAATCACGAAACTGTACTTTTAAAGCAGTACGTCGTCTAATATCACCCCATTGTTCTATATCTGGATCTTCCAAAAACCCTATTGGTTTAAATGGAATTTTCGTAAGGTCATCCTTATACCAGGATTCTCTAAGACCGTAAGCTATAACACGCTGACGATCTGTTATTAAAACGGTGTTCGCTTTCTGAACTGAACGTTCATCGCGAAACTTAAAACCGTCAGGTAGATGCATACCTAGTCCACCAATGGATCTAGGAAGGTACCAATTCAAAACAGTACCGTCATACATAGTAGATGATTTAATCAAAATTTCTTTATTATATACACGAAATCTACTATCAGCTCTAACCTTATTAAGAGACCCTTCCATAACATGCTGATGCAAACAATGAATCGGCTTATCGCATTCCTCCTCGGATACACGAGCGACTTTACTCTGACCAAGTAACATACCTACATTAAAAAACGGTATGTACTGAGTAACTTGCTTGCCTATACTACCTTTCTGAAAAAAGAGGGCACTATTAACAGTACCAAATTTTTCATGAAAGAAATTCTTTCCAGGTGATGGTGTTAAACCAGCCTGTTCTAATGTATCTAACCAATCCTGATACTGTTCATCACTACACTTGAACATAATATCATCGCCATTAACCATGACGTTCAGATCCTGGAACCTTTCAACATTAGGCTCAACAGCAATCCAATATGTAATCAAATTGATGATACATAAGATCGGAAACGAAAGAACTGAACCCATTAACTGACCATTAACTTGTCTAACAGGTTGTAGTAAACTAAAATTAGGATAGTTTATTATATGTTCATAGAGAACTTTTCTCAAAACGTCTGCGTGGTCTAGACTTAAATCATTAAAGTGGATTAACTCGGTTAACATTCTTTCGAATGTTAGCTTTGTTAATTCAATTTTAATGTTATCTGTAGCAGCACTAAAGTCCCCAGAGGCAATCTTATCACCGGGCTTACCAGTTAATAGAAAATCATTAACGAAATTACTATCAAGAGGCTCCCCTATCAACTGAAACTGTCGATAAGATTTTAACGAAGTATGCATCCATTTCTGCATACCACTAGCTAATGCATAAGGATACGCATTAGACGCCGTTATATTGCGAATTTTTAAAGGTTCACATATTGAATAAACCTTCGCCTCACATGGTTTATAATACTCTTCACGCTTTTGATAATCTAGCATGACTGTATTAAAATCTTGTGTAATATAACCACGACGTTCCGATAACCCTTTATACGGACAAAAGTCCATCTTTAGGAGTTCATCGTCACTAGTGTCACCTTGAACAATCGAGTTCTTCATTAAGAACGCTTTGGCACCGCCAGCACACCGGGACTGCTCAAAACACGCACTTGAAGAATACTCACATATCCTACTTACGTCAGCATCTCTCCTCATACTGGAAATAACTTGATCAAGTTTTAACTTAAATTGATCAAGGAAGAGAGGATGACAAACCTTGCTATCTTTTGTCATAGCAGCTTGATGTTTCTCAAGCGATGATTGCACAAAATCATCAGGTACAACAGCCGCACATCTTTTTAACTGTGCAACCGACCAGAACAAATGTTGATTAACTGGTTTTCC